CAACAGCAATCAATGATACACACGTTGAAACTGCATCAACATCTGATGTAACTTTTTCAGCGGCAATTAACAGTTCTAAACTACAGTTTAGATTTGCAAACGCTAATGCCTCTGACGCTAACTTATCATACAAAATAGAACGCTGGTTACAAGCCTAACCGCAGGTTGTTAACAGATTTTTTCTATTGTTATGAAATTAAATGTTGCTTTTATGATTAACATGAAAGTATAATTATTATTGTGTTGAAAAACAACAAAGAAAAGAATTAAGGTAAACAAAACGTAATGAATGCACTAAAAAATCAAGAAGAAATCTTTATCATTAAACGAGACGGACAACAGGAACCTCTAAATATTAACAAAGTACACAAAATGACAGAAGCCGCATGTGATGGCCTGTCAGGAGTGTCTTCATCATTGGTAGAAATGAATTCTGGTCTACAGTTTTCAAATGGAATGACCACACAACAAATTCAAGAAATTTTAATCAAATCAGCAAACGATTTAATAACACTAGAGAATCCTAACTATCAATATGTTGCGGCACGTCTATTATTGTTTACAATTAGAAAAGAAGTTTTTGGCAAACACATTGATCATGCTTATCAAGTACCACTACAGTTTCTAGTTGGTAGAAATGTTGAAAAGGGTTTATATGATTCAGCAATCATGAAACAGTACACAGATGAAGAATTTAAAACATTAGATTCTTATATCAAACATGACAGAGATTACAATTTTACCTATGCAGGTCTAAGACAGGTTGCAGACAAATATCTTGTACAAGATAGAAGTTCAGGTAAAGTATTTGAAACACCTCAATATATGTACATGTTGATTGCGGCTACACTGTTTGCTAACTATCCAAAAGAAACAAGAATGGGATACATCAAAAGATATTATGATGCAGTTTCAAAATTTAAAATTAATATTCCTACACCTGTTATGGCAGGTGTGCGTACACCACTAAGACAGTTTGCTTCGTGTGTGCTTGTTGATGTAGATGACACACTAGATAGTATTTTTGCAAGTGACATGGCCATAGGCAGATACATTGCTCAAAGAGCTGGTATTGGAATCAACGCAGGTAGAATACGTGGAATCAACTCACGTATCAGAGGAGGCGAAGTAGCCCACACTGGTGTTGTCCCGTTTCTAAAAAAGTTTGAAGCAACTGTGAGATGTTGTACACAAAATGGTGTGCGTGGTGGTAGTGCTACTGTGCATTTCCCAATTTGGCACCAAGAGATTGAAGATATCATTGTATTAAAAAATAACAAAGGCACAGAAGATAATAGAGTTAGAAAACTAGACTATTCAATTCAAATGTCAAAAATATTTTATGAAAGATTTATCAAAGGTGGAGACATTACACTGTTTTCACCACATGAAGTACCTGGCTTGTATGAAGCATTTGGTACACCAAAATTTGATGCACTATATAAAAAATATGAACAAGACAAAAAAATACCAAAAAAAACTATTCAGGCTCGCACACTAATTGGAGACATACTAAAAGAACGTGCAGAAACAGGTCGTATTTACATTATGAATGTTGACCACGCAAATGATCACAGCTCATTTATTGATCCTGTGCGTATGAGTAATTTATGTCAAGAAATTACACTACCAACTGATCCACTACAACACATTGATGGTAAAGGTGAAATTGCACTGTGTATTTTAAGTGCTATTAATGTTGGCACACTCAAAGATACAAAAGAGTTAGAATCACTGTGTGATCTTGCGGTGCGTGGACTAGAACAAATTATTGACTATCAAAAATATCCAGTTAAAGCGGCAGAAATTTCAACCAAAGCAAGACGTAGTTTAGGTATTGGATATATTGGACTTGCACACTATTTGGCTAAAAACAAAGTGATGTACAGTGACAAAGAAGCATGGCAGTTGGTAAACGAACTAACAGAAGCGTTTCAATATTATCTATTGAAAGCATCAAACGAAATTGCTAAAGAAAAGGGTGCCTGTGACTACTTCAAAAAAACAAAATATTCAAAAGGCATTCTACCAATTGACACATATAAAAAAGATGTTGATGCTATTGTATCTGCAAAATTAACCATGGATTGGGAAAAACTAAGAAAAGATATTGTTGAGCATGGGTTAAGACACTCAACACTATCTGCACAAATGCCAAGTGAGTCATCCAGTGTTGTAGGCAATGCAACCAACGGCATTGAACCACCAAGAGCATATTTGAGTATTAAAAAAAGCAAAAAAGGTCCACTAAAACAAATAGTACCACAGTATGAAACATACAAAAAATACTACACACTGTTATGGGATATGCCCAGCAATGAAGGCTATATTAATATTGTTGCGGCAATGCAGAAATATTTTGATCAAGCAATTTCAGGTAACTGGAGTTACAATCCAACAAAATTTGAAAACAATGAAGTTCCTATGAGTGTGTTGACCAAAGATTTTTTACAAACATACAAACTTGGTTGGAAAACATCATATTACCAAAACACCTATGATTTTAAAGGTGAAGAACCAAATATAACTGACCAAGAAAATGTAAGCACACTAGATGAGGCAATTGCCAGTGCTGAAGAACATCAATCACAGCAAGACGAAGAAGCATGTGATTCATGTACGATTTAATAAATATTGACACACACAAGAAAGAGTATATAATATAACTATGGCAAAAACAGTATTTAATAGAAATGAAGTAGACTTTACCAAAGAGCCAATGTTTTTTGGAGAAGATCAAAGTGTGCAGAGATATGATGTCTTTAAATATCCTGCATTGGACAAACTCAATCAAACCATGCTTGGTTATTTTTGGAGACCAGAAGAAGTAAGTCTACAAAAAGATCGTGCTGATTATCAAAATTTTCGTCCTGAACAAAAACATATTTTTACATCAAATTTGAAATATCAAACACTGCTTGATTCAGTTCAAGGCAGAGGTCCTAGTTTGGCTTTTTTACCGTATGTATCAAATCCAGAACTAGAAGGTTGTATTGTTACTTGGGACTTTTTTGAAACAATTCACTCACGTTCATATACACACATTATGAAAAATGTGTATGCTGATCCAACTGAAGTATTTGACACAATTTTAAATGATGAAGAAATATTAAAGAGAGCAGTATCAGTTACAGAAAACTATGATACGTTTTCTAAAATGGCAGAAGATTATTTTGTTAAAGGCGAAGGCGATATACTTGATGTTAAACGTCAATTGTATCTTGCAATGATTAACGTAAATATTTTAGAAGGACTAAGATTTTATGTATCATTTGCTTGTACATTTGCCTTTGGTGAATTAAAGTTAATGGAAGGATCAGCAAAGATCATTTCACTTATTGCACGTGATGAAGCAACACACTTAAACTTGTCAACACAGGTTATCAAAAACTGGCACAAAGGTGATGATGCTGGAATGACCAAAGCAATTAAAGGTTTAGATAATACAGTAATTGACATGTTTAAAAAATGTGTAGAAGAAGAAAAAGCATGGGCACAGCATTTATTCAAAGATGGATCAATCATTGGATTAAATGAAAAGTTGTTGGGCAACTATGTTGAATGGATTGCAAACAAAAGATTAAAAGCAATAGGTTATGAGCCAATTTATGATCAACCTGCTAATGCTAATCCTTTACCATGGACAGCAAATTGGTTATCAAGTGCAGGTATGCAGGTTGCTCCACAAGAAACAGAAGTTGAAAGTTATATTATTGGCGGACTAAAACAAGACGTAGATGATAAAACTTTTGAAGATTTTGAATTATAATAAGAAAGAAAAATGTTAAAACAAAAACTAAACAAAGATGACGTTGTAGTATTTCGTACTGTGGGCAGTGACGAAGTGATTGCTAAACTAGTTGAAGAAACTGATACATCATACAGAGTATCAAAACCACTAGCACTTGCAATGACTCAACAAGGTGTTGGAATGACAGCATATATGATTATGGCTGATCCTGAAGCAACTTTTGAGTTTTTAAAAAGCACAGTGATCACCGCAGTTTTAGCCAATAAACAGGCCAAAGATGCATAC